GGCTTCGAGAATGATTTCGGCCAGAGGTACTCCGACCTTTGCATTCTGGAAACCGCCAGCCTTGATGGCGATATCGATGAGTTGCAGCAGGGTGTTCGCTTGTTCGACGGTCAGTTCAATTTTAATCATGCCGCCGGAGCATCGGTGACAGTTTCGACAGGTGCAACCAAAACCGGCACAGCCTGCTCGATCAACGGAGGAACGACTTCAACCGGAGGCGGCACCGGCACCCACGGCAACGGCAGCGTCACCACCGGCGGGTTGATCTGGTTCTCGATCTGCGCGGTGACGTTCGCCTCAATAGCGGTCTTATCGACTCCATTGGCGTAGCACCAACCAAGCACCTGTTCCTGCGTCAGATCCTCGTAAGGCGTGAAATCACCAGATGGCGGAGCGAACGAGCATGAGCCGTAGCAAGTGCCGCTGTATTGATCCTGCGAGCCGTTGCAACGCCAGTCGGCGGTAATGACGACATCGGGATTGCTGCCTTCGATGGGCTTGACGAGAAGGCGTTCGATGATCCAAGAGAGGGTAATCATGGTGGTATTTGTTAGGCGACTTTGACGATAATACGCGCACGGCCATCGGTGTCGATGTTGATGACCTTACCGACAGCGATTTGGTACTGCTCAAAGGTGGGCTTGCTGACAGAGATTCCTTTGATTCCGATACCATTAACAACCGGCACAATGTAGTCACCAGCCGTAGCTCCAGTCACGTTTACAGGAACCTGACCAGCGAAGGCGATACGGTCAACAAGCTGACGAGCGGCTTCAAGGACATCACCTTCAAGATCAACACCCCACTTGTCGTTTCCAACGTAGGAAGGATCGGTCGATTTCACAACGAACGAAACTGCATTAGCGAACACGTTGGTCAGCTTTCCGTTCGCGTCGATACCAGCGACATCACCCTTAGCAATAACGAAGTCACCGGACTTGGTCATGTATTCCGCGTAGTCAGCACCGGAAGCGTTGATGGAGCCAGCAGCGTTAATAGACCTGAGAGTTCCAGTATCTCTATTTACCACTATCATGGTTCCGCCACCATTCGCACCAGTTCCAACGCCGTTTACAATACCAGATCCATTAGTAAAATAAGCAGCATTAACAGCACTTGCAGTGCTAAAAACTTGATGGCTTATGGAATCTGCAACTGTTCCAGTAGGCTTTAAAACAACGCCAGCAGTGGCAGTGGCTGTAGAACCCACCAGCAAATTCCCACTCGCATCGATCCTAACACGCTCGGTTGCCGCTGTGTCTGTGCCTACGGATCTAGTTCCAAATACTAAGTCACCAAAACCACCAGCACCAGAACTGGTACTTACAAAACCAATGTAAGCAGGAGCGTTTGTTAGCCCAAGAGCGTTGTATCCAAAAGTAATGTTTGAATAATCTCCAACATTGGTTGTGTTGTAAATGGTAATGGCATTTGTGAATGTGCTTGGAGTGGTAATCCCTGAAGTCGTCTTAACGCTCAAAGGAGCATAGTTGTTTGATGTAGGGTAGTTGTTGACCAAAAGGCCACCATTTACATCAAGTTTTGCTCGCGGACTAACCCCCACGCCCAACCCCGTAGAGTTGAGGGTCATGGCGGTGCCAGCGACTCCGCCGACGTTTTCCCAAGTGAAAACGCCGCCGGTTGTAATTCGGAAACGGTCTGAGCTATTGGTTACGAGCAGAACCTCGTCAGTTCCATCAATCCGAATTTGTGTTCCGTTCCATCCGATCTGCGCGTTTACGGTCGAATTGGTTGTTCCTTTGAACCGAATGCCAGAGAAGTTTGCGTTTGAATCATCCCTGTAAATGTCAATACCGGCAATGGTTCCAGCGCGAACAGTCAGTCGAGAATTGAGAAGGGTCGATTGAATGCCAACCCGATCATTCGCCGAATCAACCTTCAGCGTACTCGTATCCACCGTCAGATCGCCGGTGATGGTGGCGTTTCCGGGTACGACGATGTTATTGCCGCTCGGGCCAGTGGCCGTGTACAGCTCCGTAAAATTCTGGTTGCAGTAATCGAACGAGGTACGCAGCGGCGTCCCCGTTCCGTCGTTCGGCGATGCGCCGATATTGATGGTTTGCTTTGACATATATGACTAAATGAATGTTTCGTTGACCTACAGAAATTCGGTCATGTCCGCCGTGATGATCGTCACGTCCGCGCTTATCACCGTGTTATCCGCCGTGATATCAGCCGTTCCGCCAAGCGTCGCCGCTTCCCAGAGTAGGCCAATCTCCAGCAGAATGCGTTCACGCGGACTCATGCACGAAGCTCCCTGAGCCTCCGCAATTAGTGTGGCCGCATCGGCGCAAGAAATGTTTGCCATGATATTTTAGAACGGATGCGAAGTGATGAACCAAGCCGTACCGTTCGAAATGATGGTAATCGAATTCCATTGCGGGGACAGCACATGTGTGGCCGCTCCGTCAATCGTCTCGGACGCATACGCATCAACCGTCACCGTATTCGCGCCAGCATTGATGCGCTTGAAAACGTAGATACGACCAGCAACCAACGCTGCCGGGGGCAATGTCAGCGTAATCGCGCCAGCCGTCGCATCGCAGACCAGAAAGTAATCGCCGCTCACCACGCTGCCGCTCGTCGTCACCGACCGATACGCACCGCGTGTCGCGCCGCCGCCCTGAAGATACGTCGCAATGCGGTTCTCCAGCGCCAACTTGGCCAACTCAACCTCCCACGGTGAGCGACATCCCAGCGACGCCGCCTCGTTGATGAGCGTTGCCGCCTCGTCGCATGTGATGTTTGGCATATCGTTCTATTGGAAAATCGGTTATCGTGCCATCGGACCAGCGCCGCGCTGCATCACCTCGGCGATAAAACCACCGCCGCCGGGAGTCGCACCCTCCTCTACCTCCATCTCCTCCTCCTCGCCGCGCTCGGCCAGCTTCTTGCCCTTGGACTTCTTCTCGTATCCGGGAATGGCCACACCATCAATCTCGATGACCTCCGCCTTACCATTCTTACCAAGAACGATAGTCGCCATAGTCTGGAACGCTTCGCCCTCCGCAAGGTTCTCGGGGATTTCTACGCCTTTTGGAATCGTAAATGACGGCATACGGGGAGCATTACGCGACCTATTGGGATGTCAATGTCTAAGCGATAACGGGCAATAAAAAACCCGCCACTAACTTTTCGGGCCAGTGACGGGGTGCCTCGTTGTGAGGCGCTTTACAAGACATTCAACCTATTGATTCAACCGAGGCAAACCTAGCTCAGAGTTATCGTTGGGCAACACCAATTTTGATCCTTTGGAAATGTTCTCGAACGCGGTCAGCGGTTGCAGGTTTGTCCAGTGGCTCAAACCCATAATCTCCTCCGGTGAATTTCCGCTGGCCAATGGAATGCGATGATCGACATGCCAGTACGGACCGTAGTTTTCCCACGTCATTCCATCCCTGAACTGCCTCTCCAAATGACCACGCAGAAAGTCAGGAGTACAGCCGACAATCGCAAACGTGGCCGACCGTCTCGTCTTCTTACTGCCAAGATACGCACGAACTGAGTTTCGAATCGCGTCCTTGAGCCGCAGCATTGGATCGTTCCGGCGGCGCTCACGGAGCTTGTCGATTATCTTGGAATGGTTTGCATCGCTGTATCGCTTCCCCCAACGGCGAGCGCGTTCTCGATTATTGGCACGGTACTCGTTGTGCTTCTGTTTTAGGATTTCAGCATTTTTGCGCTGATACTCAGCGTTCCGCTTGTTGTTACGCTCTCGGTTTTTGGCATGATTTTCATTCGATTTAGCTTTGTAGTATTCTTTGCCCTTCTCGTACTTCTCGGCCTGTTTGAGTCGGATAACCTCCGTGTTTTCAGCGGCGTACTTGATCAGACGCTCTTTATCGTGGGCCACCTTCTCCGCAAATCGTTCAGGAGTTAGCCACTGATACCGCTTGTTTCCATCTTTGTCCTTCCAAGTGTAACCCCAGCAAACACGCCCATCCTCGCGTACGTCGCCACGTTTTGGTTCGTTGTCCATGCGGAGTAAAAATAGGACAAAACTGAACGATTGCAACAAAAAACCCGCAAGCCTTTCGGCCTGCGGATTCTTGCGTTTTGCTGAGGAAATCAGCTACAGATGACCTGTGTGAGCGCTCCTGAACAACGTCGGAAGATGATGGTCATTCCTTGGTTTGTGAATACTGGCTCACTTGCGTGAACGAACTCAGCATAATGCTGACCCTTCTTCTCCAGCGGATCGGCGCAATCCACATCGAGCTTGTAGGCACCAGTCACCCACTGCCACTCGCCCATGTAGTTGGTCGGCATCCAGCTCAGATCGCCAACCCGATTGACGGGCCGCACGATGTGGCTCTTGAATACATACGGAGTCACGATGAACGCAGCCTCGTACGGAGCGGTCGTCCAGCTCGAATTGACGCTGAACACAGTACCCTTCGTTCCGCTCGCACTGGTGAACGGCTGCACCAGCGTGTATTTGCCGCCAGCATAAGTGAAGCGGGGCGGAAACAGATTCGGCACATGGCGATAGTTCTTAATCACCCGGTTCGCACCGATCCGCTTGAGCAACTCCGCTCCAGCGCCACTTCCCTGATCAGCGAAGCGCAAGTCATCGCGGAACGCGGGGTTGTTCTGAGCGATACGCTGCGAAGCCTCCAAGCCGATATATAGCGGAAATACCGGACCATCGCTGCTGTACGAGATGAAACCGGAGCTATCAGGATTCGTCGCACCGTTACGGATCAGTGTAGCAGCCGCGACATCCAGCATCTCTTGAGTCAACTCAGAGGTGGACTGATTGAGCGCCTGACCAGCCGATCCGGTCTGAATCCACGGGAACTCATTCACGCCAGAGGGAATCGTCTCGACCTGAGTGAAGGACGAGTCGGCCACAGCCTTGATGGCGAACTTGGCGAAGGTGTTCTGATAGCGGGTTTCCCATGAACGCTGTGCGCGGATCGAGAGCTTCTCCAAGTACACGCGCAAGAACGCCTCGACGCGATGGTCGAAGGTCAGATCGTCCTTACACAGGAGCGGACCTTTGAGGGCGAAACGCTCAGGACTCCAAGTAACGGCATTATAGCCGACCGGAACCTCGCTGTAAGTGACATCGCAAGCGCCACCGTTCTCGCCACTGGCGAGCGTGATAGCCGACCACTCCTCAGCCGCAGTCGGCTCGATGGAAGTGGTGGTGAACGAGGTCTGGGTCAAGCCAGTACCTTGAGGATACTCTCCGCGCTCAATCATATTGAGCCACATCGAGCGATACGAGGCGCGTTTATAGACGTCCTGCGCGAGCGACTCAGTCGCTACGGCGAAGGCGTTGAAGACATTGGGACAAGCCATATTGAGAAAAAATT